ACTGGATCAAACTTAGCCATACCGTTTGTGTCTGGGTATGCACCAACTGAGTTAGCTGGAGCAGCTTCGTTCAACTCACCAAGAGCTGCCGAATATTGACGCATTTCACGCTCTTGGTTCTCGAGCAGAACTGCTGTTACTTCTTTAATGTAGTTGTTCTTAATTGGATCACTACCTTCGTGATCAAGAACTGGTGCCCACTTTTCGATTAATTGTTGACGAGTAGTCATTTTGTTTCCTTTTGTTTTAAAAATTACTTACGGTTGAGAACGCTCAGATATGCTTTCATCGATGGATCAACAGTCGTAGTAGTTTCGTTTAAAGAATCTACTGGAGTGTCAGTCACAACAGACTTAACATCTGCGCTTTGTGCTTTAGTATTAAAATAGTTTTCGCGGATTGTTTGAACTTTCTTAGTGAAAGACTCAGCATCTTCAAAAGATAGTTCTTCTGCAAGTCCTGCAAATTTCTCTACTTCAGTGTCGGTAAGACCTTCACTTGCTTGACCGATGATTTCAACACGCTGCATTTCGCTGATAGATTTCTTCATCTCAACATTTGCTGCGACTTGTTCATCAAGTTTCGATTCGAGACTTGCAAGTGATTGCTCCATTTCAGCGACCAAGTCATACTTTTCTTCTGGAACATCGATATAATGCTCTTCGAATAAAGTCTTCATTCCGCCAATGAAACTTTCAACAATCTCAGTTTTAATACCATGCTCAAGGGCAATTTCATTCTGTGCAATCCACTGCTCGACCACGTAGTCGAGATATCCATCAACCTGTTCAACAAGACCCTCTTTAACTTTTTCAGTTGCTTCTTGCAACTTGGTATTATACTCTTCTTCGATTCGTGCAATTTCAGATTTAACACGAGTCATTACTGCTGCCTCGAAAATTGTAGCTGCTTTCTCTTTGAATTCCTCAGAGAGATCTTCGCCATTAACGAGAGCATCAATATCTTCTTTCATGCTACCACGACCTTCTGCAGCTGCAGCACCTTTAGTAGCTTCGTTTTCTTTCTTAGAAGTGCCGCCTTCAGCTGCCTTCTGATCAACTACTGCGTTACGTGCATTGTCTGGGTTATCGCCAGCAACTTTTGTAACTGTATCAGTAGTGATGCTTTGACCAGCTTCGCTAGCCTCTTCCAATGCCTCTTCTTCAACCAGCTCGCCCTCAACTTCGACATCGTCGTTGATAGCAGCATAGTTTTTACGAGCACCAGTAACTGCTCCTTGCATCGCTCCTGTAGCAGCACCGACGGTTCCAGTCGCTACGCCAGCAACTTTCTTGACGACGTTGACTGCCTTTTGGGCTACTTCGCCTGGTCCTTCTTGAAGTTCTTTCTGACGTGATTCAGCAAGAATTTGGTTAATTTTATTTTCGATAGACATCTGTTTCTCCTAACTGGATAAGTCCTATTGTTATTTATTATTTATTTAATTTTACTCAAGAAATTTTGGAAAGCACGAGCCTTCGCTTCCTCTAAATTGCAAGAGGAAGATTTCTTGATATTTCTTTTGGCTTCCTCAATATGTTTCTCCACGAACTTTCCATCAACGAAAACCCACTCTTTGCTTTCCATAATACCCTGAACGAAAGCATCTGGAGCGGAAGGATCGGCAACGATGTCAGCAGCTGTGGAAAGCATAAAATCATCCTGCACGATTTGAACACCCTCATTGTTCGACTTTAACGAACCAAGTGCTCGGCTAGAAACGCCAAGATTTGCGCCACCGTCAAGAAGACCGCGAGCAATATTACCCATTGGTGTTTCTAAAATCTTTGCTTTACCTACATAGTTTGTTCCTTCTTTACGAAGGTCTACGATAAGGTGTGATACGCGATCTAAATTGATACTTGGTGTGTCTGGATGCCCCAACTCACCATAAGCGCGATTCTTTTCAACGTATTCTTTCATGTAACGACCGACTTCTTTATCCATAATAGACTCTGGATACATGCGACCATTACGGTTTTTTAATTCTGACTGAAGGAAGATACCTTCAATGAAATAACTTTTTTTACCTAATTTATTCTCAACAATTAAATTTGTAGTCTCTTGGACTTCTTTAATAAATTTCATTTAATTAACTCCCTACTGCAGTTTCGTTATCATATGCACCAAATACAGCAGTTTCTACTTTGGTTGCATATCCGCCAGCTTTGCGGAGTATTAAATAACATTGCGCCTCAGCTCCAGCAATTGTTACAACAATATCATTTGTTGCTTGGATATTATCTACGAAGCCATTACCTGCAGCAAACTCAAGGTAATCAGCACCACCGCCTGGAAGTGTTAGAATGTTAGTTGAATTTCTAGCAATTGTTACTACAGCATCTGGTAAACCAACCCACTGTACTCCAGCGATATTAACTGTTTGTGTAGCTCCATCTAATGCTTGAGTAGTTGCCAAACAATCAGTTTGTAGATCAATCGTAGCTGCAGCTGCAGTTCCTGCGACTTTAATAATCGTTTCGTTGTTGGTATTCTTTAGAATTGTTTTAGTAACTGGCATTTTATTCCTCTAATTTTTCCACTACATGAATAAAGTTTTCTTTACTTTCTCTCATGTAGTCGATTATTTCTTTTTGGTTTTGTAATAGATTATTTAGGTTCTCTTGCGTAGCCTCACTAATTGCAACTACAGAGCCATCATTTAGTTCATAATGGATTTTACCTTCAATTACAACATCTAGTTTGTTTAGTTTTCTAATTTCATAAACAACTGGATCTACTGTAAAGATGTTGGAAGAAGCAAGTTCAATATATGATTCTATTAGTGTATCTGTTACTTTAACGTCTTGATATTCTTTGATAATATTCGCTACTTTAATATCGGAAAGTTCTTCGTATGTCTCTTCCGATATCTTATCGTTTAGTTTTGCAGAATATGATTGTGTTTTAATATATTTTTTTGCTTCTTCCAAGCTCTCAAACTGTGTTAGTTCTCCATCAATCGAAATTCCTTCTTCGGTTACTTCAATTAAATGACCAAAAGACCTAACGCTCTCTTGAACATTAGGCTTTAGTGACTTGGAGAATTGATTAAAAAACATTATTCAGCTTGCTCTATTTCAGGAGCAGGTTCCTCAGCAGAAACTTGTTCAGCTTCTTCCTGTGGAGCTGCGAACATACTTTGTGCAACTTGTGTACGCATATCATCTATTCTTGCAGAAATTCTTTCTGCCATTGCAGCGTTAAATGATGTTTCAATACCACTAGCGTCACCAGCTGCCAAGGCATCAATTAAATCTTTGGTCGTCATTATTTTTTCTCCTTTTGGGTTTTCTGGGGCGACTGTGGTGGGGCAGCTTCTTCTGTATCTTGCGGAGCAAACTGTTTCAGATAAGTTTGCTGAGCTGTTTGGGTGATACCAGAAACCGTACCATCAAAATCTGCTTTATGCATTTGATTAACCAAATCTTCTTGCATTTCTTTATCCATGTTTTTAATATCTTCTTCAGACTGTTGCAGTACATTCTTACGTACCCAATCTGACGAATAATATCTTCCAACATATGGATCTAATTGTTGCAGCATAGTTATACGCTGTAACAATATCTCATTATCTTTTAATTCGCTAAAGTGATTGTCATTATCATACACGAATCTAAATCCTTCGCGCATATTATCCCACTCATCAGCTCGAATAATTCCCTTGACAATCAACTGAACTCGTAATGCTTCTAAGAACAAAGTAGAAAATCTATTACGTAGTCTCTTTACAAATTTAGAAAACTTAATTTCGTCTCTAGTTATTTCAGTAGAACGACCCAAACTAAATCCCGTAGATGGTTGCAAACGAGAGAGCGGTACGTTCAGTGCTTGAAACAACTTTTGTTGGAAGTACTGAATATCTTGGATCTCGCCAAGATTTTGACCACCTTGTAGTGTAGTGATCTCAGTACCTTTGCCACCCTCACGACGTGGCATCCAAAAATCTTCCATCATAGAAAGATGCTTACGGTCATCACGGACTTCGCCTGTGGTTGCATCGTAAACAACTTTATTTCTAAACTTGTTCATAATCTGGTTAACGTATTCTTCTGCTTTAAGTTTTGGCAGATTACCAACGTCAACATAAAATACTCTACGCTCTGGTGCTCTAGAAATTCTATAGATTACAGAAGCATCTTCAATCATCTTCAACTGGTTAACTGGTTTGATTGCTTTGTGTAGATGAGAAAGCATCATACCAGTATTTGCATCTAGCATACCAGATGGAGCATAAACAATTGAATCAATAGAGAGTTTTACACCTTGTGTTGTTTGTTCTGTAATTCCTTTGTCATTATAAAGATAATATTCATCAATTTCTTTAATTACATCAACACCTTTTGGAGTGCGCTCTTTTTTGATATTCTTTATGCGACGAATTTTGCGAGGATCAACGTATCTTAACTCAACAATCCCCTGCTTAATATTATTTTCGTCAAGTAAAATGTGATAATAAACACGACCATCAATATACCAAGAGCGGAATATATCATGTCCTCTTTCACTAAACTTTAACAGTCTTAAAACTTCCTTAAACTCTTCCTGTATTTTATCTTTAATACTGGCAGAAAGTTTTACTTTTTCTAAATCTAATTCAACGCAGTCTTCTTCAGAAACTAATGTCTCATTGACAATGTCATCAATCGCTGAATCTGTATCTGCATACTGAGCAATTTCGCGGTATCTTCTGATGAGGTCATTTTCGTTTTTAACGACACCCTCAACATCCATAACCATACCATAGTATGCAGCTGCTGAATTAACAACTGTCGATCCATCATCAGAAGATGGCGTAACAACACTTGCCATCTTTTCTGATGAATCTTTACGTTTTATTTCAAACCCAAAAATTTGCATAATTTAAAAATTAAAAAGTTAATTAAATTGGAAGCGGGAAGCTGCCGATTGGTGTATCAATTCCCACGTTAACTCCAAAACTGGAACCACCTGCGCCAGTATTAGATGTGAAGTAGTTGTAAACAAATTCTACATCAAACGACTCGATTTGATTTTGCTGGTCAAAGTCCAAAGCGATTGGACCAATATTGACTGGCATTGCATCAACAAACTTGTATGATTTAATAATAGCGCCACTTCTATCTAGCTGGTGTACATTTAGATCAACTTGATAAGAAGTTGGATTTGTACGACCATCAGTGGTGCTATAATTTTGAATACCAGTTTGCCAAATCTCAAGAGCATTTCTAATGTTGAAAGTTGTGTCGTTGTAAATCGAAACAGTCCATGGCTGGAAAGAACGCTCACCTGCAAAGTTTACTGGGCGCCCACGATACAGAACCGTAATTGGCTCGATCGTAGATGCTGGTAGCTGTGCCGATCTGCATAGAAACTGTGCTCTTTGTCCAGCAACGACTCCCAGTGGTACGTAAGTTGGGAATGTTAACTCAACGCGAAATTGATTTGGGCGAGCACCGCCTCCAATCATCTGCGCCTTAAAATCAGCAATATTTGCCATTTATTTCTCCTTGATTCTTAACTATTTATTACGCTATTATTAGCCACCAATTTCATTAAAATTAACAGAAGTACGAGCAGCGATAAAGTTTAGAGTAATAAAGTTTATTGAGCGTGCTGGCTTAATAAAGATATCGCCAATAAATTCGTTGCGATCAATAACTTCACCAGTGTTATTAGTTGCGTCGCACTTGACCAAAAAGTCGGTAATACCACGACGACCTTGAACATCACGCAGGAATGGCTCAACTAAGTTCTTAAACTGTGCACGAGTAAACTCGTCGTTAAACTCAAACAACTGGAATTTAGAAGCAGTTGCAATCGCCTTTTCCAAAACGATAAACAAACGACGCACGTTGATGCGGTCAAATGCGCTTGGCTTAGCCAGAAGAGTTTTATCTCCAAACAGAACAGTTCCCTGTCCTGGGAAAGAAACTACTGGATTAATACCATCTTTATAAAGAAGGTCGCGTTGTGTTTTATTTGGGTTAAATGCAAGTTTAACTATGTTCTTAATTTGACCACGATTTAATCCAGCTGGAGAGAACCATGGATCATTGGTGTAATCTGTACGAGCACAGGTTCCAGCTGTATCACCGTTCAATGGAACATAACGATACTTGTCATTGTAGCGATCGTATTGATATTTGTAACCAGAATCACAAACTCCGTAAGAAGTGCTTGGAAGCGCATCGCGATATGATATGGCTTTTGTTACGGCTGAGGCATCTGAGGACAGAATAACTGCACCTTCACTATCAGCAACAGAAGCAAACACAACGCAGTCTTTACGAACTTCAGCTACGTTATTAATTACGTATGCGGCAACTGTAGCAGTAACTGGTCCAAGTGGCAGAAGGCTAATGTCATACTGACTATCATCAGCAAAAACAATCCAGGCTGTCTGCAGTTCGCCAGCAGTAGCAGTAAGGTCATCAGTTCCACCAGTTAAAGAACGTGTAACTGCTGAGGTTAAATTGTTAAATGTAGTTGTTAAAGAACCTCCCCAGTTTGTACCACCAACGATTGTTGTATGGTCCATCCAGTAGATAAATTTAGATTTAGAGTTGATAGCATCTTTGTAATAGTTGTTAGAGCCATCAAAAGTCTTAGAATCAGATGCCTTTGAGAGGAAAGAATACTTTTCTAAAATTGTTCCAGCGGTTCCAGACCAGAGTCCGTCCTCATCAACAATAATAACATGCATTTCATCGCTTCCTCCACCTACAGCAGCAGCTGCAGAAGAGGTTCCTGGCTCTCTTTCAAACTGATCTGCATAAGCCCAGTTTGTAAATGAACCAGCATCAGCCATAGAAACTTTAAGAGAGTTGCCCAAAGCACCTGGATAGCGAGCTGCCCACTCACCAACAGTACCTTGTCCAGTAGAGTATGATGTCAGATATTCTGCGTTATTTTTAATTTTAATTGAAGTGCCAGAAGATACTGCGTTTGTAGCAGCAGTATCGGCACGGCAAACTAACAGGTTATTTGTATAACTGAGGAAGTTTGCAGCAGTGAAAAAAGACTGGAAATTTGAATCGGTTGGTTTACCGAATATACTTACGAGTTCGTTTTCAGAAGTGATTGTGATTGGCTCTAAAACTGGACCCCACTGGAATACGCCAGCGAAAGCGCCAGCAGAACTAGAAACAGCAGGAACGATAGATGTAAAATCTTTCTCTACGACCGCAACACCTGGACTAAGTTGGAAAGGCATTGTAATTCTCCTTAATTACATTGTTATATGTTTGCTACATGAGCAACTACTGTATATTTATTACAAACAAAATTTCAAAAGTTTAATGGATTTCCTTCATCATCGCGACCATCATTTTGAAATCCAAAGGGAGTTAGCTCGTCTTCAATGGCTTGAATCCTCTGTTTGTACATTATTTCACGTAGGTTTATATTATTCAAATCTTTAAAGTATGGGCTCGCAGTCAGCCACGAAAACAGCACTAAAGTCATAACTAGATCGTCATTGTAGCCATCGTCTGCAGCATAGCTACCTTTACTCTCGATAAATGTGGAAATCTCAGATATTATATCAGCGTCAAATATAAGGAGTTTTTTCTCCTCTACTAAAGACTTAAAGTTATGACATCCAGTTCGTTTGACCTTCTTGTCGGTCATAACTCCCAGCTGAGTCTTTCCTCCACCAAATCCACCAGAAACAACCTGCCCAGTAGCAGTCCTGTTTACAAAAAGGATATTCTCATATTCTAATTCAGAATGTAAAATCATTGGAACCTGATCGCTGTAGTTTAGTTCTACA